GCCCACCGTCTTCGGCGAATGAAACGTTGGCAAGCGTCTTCGCCCGATTGAACGCTACCTTCTGCGGATGGCTCTTTAGGTCGAGTCCGCCAAACTCCGCTTCGACAAATTTTGTGCTTGGCTCGGGCATCAGAAAATCCAGAGCGTTAGCGATTTGAAGCCAAGTGTCGTGTACAGCTCGATATACTTGGTTCCAAGCGCAGCGTCCTTGCGGCGGTATAGCGAAAAGTCGCCAGTCTCACCTGTGCCGAACTCGACATCATAGACCATGAATCCGCGCGGCTTACGCCCCAATCTGTGCACAACGGTGAATGTGCCCGCCGATTGGGCATCTACATCTACCGTCTTGCCGTCGAGGAACGGGATGGCTTCGTAGGCCCTTAGCCGATCTGTCACCTGCAGATCGAATGGAGCTGCGGCAAACGGTGGCTCTATGGGATAGCGCTCGCTCACAGCTCAATGATCCTGGTGTTGCTGCCACGGGGGCCGTTTCGCCATGTGTCTTGTGTCCTGGTGGGCTCGCTGATGCTTCGGTCGACAAGTCCCTTTGTCAGCTCTACATAGCGATCGTCGCGCTCGACACGCAATGCTTGTGCATGAGTGTATTTCTCCTCGTCGTTGAGTAGTTTGATTGAGGCATCGAGTACCGCCCACTGCTCCCATCCGGCAATCCCGTCGAACTTGTCTGTGGATGCTGTGAATGCCGGCTTCCATTCGTCGCTAGTATTCAAGAAGATGTCGGTGGGTACGAAGTAGACTGTCACATCATGCACGGCCCGTGGAGTCGGAGCCCAATAGAATCGAGAGCCTATCAGGCGGTACTTCGGCCACACGTTACCCCAACCACCGATGCTATCTCCCTCCCTGTCGATTGAGTTGAGTCCACTCTCTGGGATGCGGTCTCGAATGCCGTCGATCGTCACTCGCAGCATGACAATCTTCCAGACGTTCCATCCGCCCATGCTGTCCTCGAGTGTGGGGCTCGCTGCCGCGGCGAGTGCTCCTGCCAAGTCTGTGTATTGCTGGTCTGCTACCGTCTGCACGTACGCTTCTTGCGCCCAATATAGCTCGTCATAGTCAGAGAGTAGATTCATCACCAGGGATCGGCACGACTCAGTGAGGTATTGCCGAATGGTCGCATCGTCGCGGAACGACCCAGATATATGATCGGTCCGGTTCCTTACGTCCGTTGTCAACAATGCTGCTGTGCGGGTTAGTCCCATGGCTCTTTAGAGAAAAGGCTTCAGATCTCTCAGCGCGCGAACGAATGCGTCCACGTCGTCGTTACGCATGGCGCGCATGGCGCGAGTACCAGCGTCCTTGCGCGCTCGCTTGTCTACTTCGTCTTTGTCGCCGTCGTCGTCGTCATCCCGCTTTCGGGAGCTCGGCTCGTCCTCACCCGACGAGCCGAGCTCCCGCGAGAGCGCCCCCGCCAAGCCTGACGGCTTAGCTGTCATAGTTGGCTCCTTCTGCAACTGATCCATAACGCATGATCAGCTCGAAGAAGATCTTGTTGTCGGCATCGGCTGCGATGTCTGCCAGCGATCCGCCTGTCAAATTGCGAATAACAAGCGTGCCTGCTGACTTGTCGTATGCGCCGAAGTGTGGAGTGACATCAGCGGATGATGCGAGCTGTACACATAGCCCGCCGTACCCAATCATGTCGCGCCGATATTCAGACTTCAGCGTTACGGTCCATACTCCAGTGCTTGTGTGCGCTACGCTTTCGATAGCGCGCCCGTAGAACGTCGTCGGGTCGCTCGCGGCATTCGTAGCAAATCCACATGGGATATGCTGCTGCTGCTTGCTTGCGCCAGCTACGTTATGTGAGACGTATTCACCCATTGATGTCTCCTAGGCTATGCCCGCATCAGAGGCTGGCTAGAGTGTTGCGGATGTTCCGGCCTGGGGCTCGGCAGCCTAGATTGCCTCGGTGCTTGACTTCGATCTTCCACGTGTCGCCGCTGCCACGGCGGATGGTCAGACCATCATCATCGATCGTGTGGACAAGGCGATCACCGGAGTACCCGATGATCCAGCTCGAACGTGTGAGGCCCAGCCCCTCATTGATCCCGCAGCCGCCATCGCTGACGCATGGGACTACGCCTTGCTCGCCAGTGAATGCGAGCGCCTGGAATGACACCATGGCTCGCCCGGCGCGACCAGTCATCATCATGCGACGATTACCCTGGTCAGCCCCAATCGAGTTAGAAATGTTCGCCCACCTTACCGGGTTGACGACATAGGTGTCTATCATTGCATCGTACAGATTCGCATAGCCCAACGACTCAACGATTCCTTCTTCGACGGGCTTACCGCTGATGTCCAGCCGGATGCCGCTAAGACGCAACACGTCCGCAGTGCGATCGACGCCGTGATGACTGTCGCCAGCGGATGGGTCGGTGTCTGGAATCCAGCCACGCATGCCCGTCCACTTGGCTCGGAAGTCTCCATCGGCAAACAGGTAATTCGTTGCCGCAAGACCGCTGATGCTAACGGTGACATCGCTGGCGAACTCCAAGAACCCCTGCATCCTGTCGATGCCAGTGATCGTGACCGTGTTGCCGCTATCGAGAACCACATGGCTGCTGCTGCTGCCATCATTGGCCGAAGATTGCAGGACCATGCCCTCCTCGAAAAACTTCGAGTCTGTCACGTTGGTGAGCACGATGCGCGTATTTGCGCCCGCATTACCCGTTGTGATCGAGCTGATTCTTCCGCGATAACCGCCAACATGCCCGAACATGCCATGCTGTAGATCCTTGCGCATGTTCGCGATTGCACCTTCCATCTCGGTGTCAATGGCTTCGGCGATCGCGTTTTCATTGCCACTCGTATCGTCGACGGTATTACCTTCGATCTTGGCGATGTGGTAGTTGGAGACGTATTCAACGTCGAATCTGACCATCTGGCTTGATGCCGCATTTTGGTCAGCTTTGGTATAGTTGGCCGAGCGCCCCTGCGTGCCTACACGCATATAGGGCAGGCTCATGTAACGGCCGCCTAGCTGCCTGTCGCTCGTCTCCAGCATTGCTAGCAGTGGGGCGTTTGCGACGACGGCCTGCATGATCGAGTCAGGCTCGATCCAACGCTCCTTCATATATGCAACGATCGCCGCTCTGTTGAGTGCTCCCATGATTCAATCCCCGATCATCTACCGCCAGATGACGCTCTCCTGAGCGCTTCGATCCCGCGGGAACGCAGCTCTTGGGCAGCCAGCTTCGTCTTGTCGACGCCGTCGCCCCGATCGCTTGCGAGTTCTTGTGACAGAGCACGTGGACCACCCGCATGCTCATTGTTACCCGTTGTCACTGTGGGCTTGCTCGTTGTTGCAGTTGTTGCAGATCCACTTTCGCTCGTTAGCCCAAGGTGCTTATTCAGCAACTCTTTGCCGGCTGGCGTTGCCGCCAGCGCAGCGAGCTGCTTATCCACCTGGGCTATGAATCTGCTTTCTACTTCACGCGCGACTTCCCTTGCTTCAGGGGCCTCGCCCGCGGATTCCTTTTCTCTCCACAGCGCCACCATGTGGTTCTCCCCGCCGAGCGCTGATGCTATGGGCGTATCTCCTGAGGAGAGGAACTGACGCGCTGCTGCCAAGTCCGCAGCATTCATCTCAGCCTGACGCTGGCGCTGCTCATACTCTCGCCTTTGCTGCGCTTCGCTCTTGAGTTCGTCTAGTTCTTCAAGCTTCTTGCGTAGTTCAGGGGATAGCTTCTTCGCGTCAATATACTCGTCAGGGTCAACCTTGTGGCCTGCCTGCCGAAGCACATGGTCTGTCCACTCTTCGTACGTCAGGCCTAGCTCTTGTGCCAGTTCGAATTTCTTTTCCGGATCCTTCAGCGCGTCGAAACGGGCGAGACGTTGTGCGAGCTGCTCGCGATCCTTTCGCTCCTTCGCGAGCTGCTGTTCGACCTGCCTATAGCTCGCGGCAAGCCGTGCAAAACTCTGCCCGTCATCTCCGCTGCTCTCTGGCGCAGTGCTCTCGGCTGGCGCAGTAGCATCTCCGCCGGAGGCGCGCGCAAGGGCATCCGCTCGTAGCTGTTCAGCGGTAGGTGTCTGCTGCACGGATGCTTCGCTGCCAGATGTCGCTTCTCCGGCATCTCCGCCCTGTGCCTGTGTCTGTGTCTGTGCTTGCTGATCCATCGTCTATGCCTAGTGCTTGACCTTTACTCGCTTCATCTCACCGCGCTTCACCATCTCTCGCATTTCATCGATGATGATGCGTGCAATGTCCGTGAAGAATTGATCAAACGCTTCCGCTGTAGGTGTCTGCTGCACGGATGCTTCGCTGCCAGGTGTCGCTTCTCCAGCATCTCCGCCATGTGCCTGTGTCTGCTGATTCATTGTCTCTGTCATTGTCTATGCCTATGCTGCGGCTACCGGCGCCGCAGGCACTTGCTCGGCAGCTACAGGCGCTGTGCCTGCCGCTGCAGGTGTGGGAGCTGCGCCGGCCGCAGCTTGCTCGGGCGATGTTTGAACCGGCTGCTGTGCCTGCTCAAACAAAGATCTTAGGTCGTCAAGATAGAGATACAGTAGCTCAATCTTCTCTGGATCTAGCCTGCGCAGGCGAAACTTGTTGACAGAGAATGTACATAGCTTGATCGCCAACTCGATGTCATCCGTAGGCTCGGGAGGGAAGTATTCGCCCTCTTCAATGATTCTCTCTATCGTGTCTAGGATGATGTCATGCGCTGACAGATCAAGGCTCTTGAATCGCTCAAGATCTGGGAAATCAAGCAACGCCTTTGCTTCGTCGATCGAGATAAAGCCAGCAGCATACCAGTCCTCCACCGTCTGCGTTCGTCCAGCTGTCGAATCTGGGAGGGAGCTTGCTGGAGTTAGATCTAACTCGTATTGGTCATCATCGAGCGCGACTTCTTTCCAGTCGATTAGCTCGATCTTCGTGCGCGCGCCTTTGCGGTGACTGACCTTTACTGGCTTCAACTCGCCGCGCTCTGCCATCTCTCGCATTTCATCAATGATGATGCGGCCAAGATCTAGGAAGAATTGCTCGAACGCTTGTGTCTTCGTTATCCAGCGCTTACTGCCCGTGTCCTCTATCTCTCTGATAGCTGCTCCACTCTCCACGCCTCTTGGGACTTGCCCTGTGGCGCGGAGTTGGTTTAGTCCGATTTGGGCATAGCCGTCTTCTATGATTTCACGCCGATAGGAAAACCATTCCGTAGGAACGCCGTTGGCTGTGAGTTGCATAGGTGGCGTGCCGCCAGATGGCACGCGATAGACAGTGGCTGGGTCATTATTTATGTGGTGGACACTGACCTTTGGGCCGTCGCGGGGGCCGTCGAACACTACGAAGTTACTTCGGCTGTTGAAATGAATTGCATCTGCGATCTTTAGGTGCAGATAGTTCAGCGCTCTCTGGTGGCCTCGCAGTTCTTCCACGATCCCCTGGCCGTAGAATCCTACCTGGCGAGTCTCCCATCGTAGGAATGCAATGGGGAAGCGCGACCGTTTGTATTCGCGTTTCTCCAGCAGCTTGCCTGGCACAGCTACCGCGTACTTGCCAGGCTTGTCTTCGCATCCGAGCCGCCATGACTGCACTAGCGCGACTTGGTCAAGCGTCTGATCGTGGTCAGCCCATTTGAAGAGTTGCCTAAGCCTACCCTCCCACCCGCTACCGCTCGACATTGGTATCTCGGAGCCGTAATACTCTTGCAGGACTTGCCGGTCCATCATACGCACTCGATAGATGGTGCGCGGCTTGCCGTAGTATCCCTCACGCACGTCTACGAGGATTTCTCCGGGGAAGCATCGCTCTAGTTTGACGCGTCCCTCTTCAGAGAACACCACCACTGCCCCAAGAGAGCTAACGCCGCTGTCAATGAACGCTTGACGCCCCAGCTCGTATGCCCCGTTTTGAGCAAACACTCCCTTCACGACTTGTTCACACGACTGCGCTTTCCGCGTGAGTCCCCAGTCCGCATCATCGGTCTGGAACTTGACCTTTGGCCGCTTGCTCGCGATATGTGCTGCTGCGGTATTCACGACGCTGCCGCACAGATTGAATTTTAGCTTGGCCAGCGCTCGTCGCTTGAGTGACTCACTTGCGTCAAGTGGGATGTCAGACGTACCCACCAGGTCCTGCGCACCATACATCTCCATGAACAGCGCATCATCTGCACGACGGCGTCTGTTCTGACCTTCGATCTTGGTCACATCATCGAAGATAGACTCTGCAATGTCGTCGCCGTCGACGGTCCACCAGCGCGGCCGCTCGTTACGCAATGTGCTGGGTAGTGAGTAGCTCAAAGGTGTGCGAGATCCAGCTCGTCACCATTTCGCTCGCTCTCGTCGTCGCTGTCAGGCGATGGCGGAAGATCGGTGAGTAGGGCGTCGGGCCCAAAGGCGCCATATAGCTCGGGCATGTCCTCTGGCCGTATCAGGGTGGCGGCACGTGTCGACGATGTCAAGGGCGGTGGTGATGCGGCGTCCAGCTGTACAGCCTCGACTGGCGTCTGCTGCAGTTCGATCATCACGCACGCATCCTGCCCGCAAGGCAGCGATACGCGGGTCACACCGTACCTTTGCAGTTGCTCCATGTTTGAAAGTAACTCCTTGAAAATACGTAAAGAATCGTCGGTAAGATCCATCTGTCCTCTACATGTCTGGAGCATCGTTGTATCGCGGCTGTGATAGCTCCCATTCACCGCGGTCCTCAGCTCTGGGAAATCAAGCAACGCCATGGCTTCGTCGATCGAGATAAAGCCAGCAGCATACCAGTCCTCTATCTTCTGCGTTCGGTCAGCCATCTGTCCTCTACATGTCTGGAGCATCGTTGTATCTCGGCTGTGGTGGCTCCCATTCACCGCGGTCCTCCTGCACGTGTCGCGGGACGGTAGGTGCAGGCGGACGGGCTTCAGGGTTATCGTAGGCTGGGCACTCACGATACGCATACAGCCCCGCATCAGCCGTATCATCGTCCTGGCCCTCTGCGATGTCCTTTCGTTCTTCGTCCCACACCAGCGTAGCCCATTGCTGTTGCAGACTGTCGTCACCCTCTAGTGGCAGCTGCTGGCCATTATCGAGCTTGACCACGATAGGCTCAAATGCAGTCAACAATCGCAGCCTCCCAGTGTGTAGAGCGTCGCTAGTCATCTCGAGTGCTCCGCGCTTATCTGCCTTCTTTGCTGGTCGTATCGGGATGTCTGGCCAGCGCTTCAGGAACTCGACGGCATACGCCTTGCCCAGCCCTCCGACGTCACCCACTACAGAATCTGGATCGAAGTGGTCAATCAATGCCTTCATCCAATAGGCAAAATCGCTAGGCACCAGTCCATGCTTCTTCCCAGCGTGCACCACATAAGCATCGCTACCCCATCTCTCCGGATAAGCAATCACGGCCCATGCACACGCATCGCCATACCCGAAATCGAATGCAATCGTGTGTGCCCATTTGTCCCCAATCGACAGCTCTGGCAAGGCAGACGCAAGGTTGCGATTTGGAGCATACTGAAAGACTCGGCGTGCGCTGTCGACGATCCATTGAGCAAGGTACTCACGTCGCCAAATCGGATTGCTGTCATCCCATTTTCTGCGCGCGAAAAGTCGCTTCTTGAAAGCCTCAAAGTCAACGTGCGGATTGTCTTTGGCTGTCCACCCATGCCTAGACCATCCAGGTAATCTGCCCGTGCACGCTTCATAGAAATACCCGTACGCCTGCGGAGTAGGCGTGCCCATAAGCCAGACGTCGCCGCCGCGATCCATCGTGGTTGCTTCGAGAACTTCGTCTATGAGGTACTTGAGGTAACTCGGACGCTGTGCTCCGCACTCATCTATTCGAATCTTGTCGAGTGCCCATCCGCGCATCTTTTCGAGTTCGCGAATGTCATCCATGCCTCGGACGTACAGTTCGCTGCCATTTGGCGCGCGCGCGATAGCTTCGCTCTCGTTGAGCTTGAGTCGCCAGTCGTAACGGTCATTGAGCTCTCTAAGTGGCCTCCAAAAGATTGCTTTTGCGCTTGGCCTGGAGACGCCAACATACAGGCCGGTTGAGCCTGCATCACTGTGCATGCCAGCGACGAAATCTGATAGCGCACAGATTGTCTTGCCGCTACGACGCCCGCACAGCAGCGTCTTGAATGGCTCTGGATCGCTGATGACTGCGCGCTGGCACTCGAATAGATTGTCTAATGGATTGGATGTGATGCGAGCGGCCGAGCGGCGCCTCGCCTTTTCGGCGAGGGCCGATGCCAACATGCGCCGTATCGCGTCATGGCCTCCCACACTCTACACTACACGCATGCGATCACTGATTTTTGTACTTGGGCTTCTTGGACTTCTTTTGGCTATCGACCCACGGTTTGTGGTCATCGCCCTTGGAGTACCGATTGCTCTCTGGATTGCGCGCGCTTGACTCTGGTTCGCTATGCGCCTGGACGCTGGCTGGTTCCTTCGGCACTTCCGGTGAATCTGACACCGGGTCATGCGGCGCCGCAGACACAGAAAACGTGTGGCCCTTGCAATCGTCGCGACTTTCGAGGACCGCAATAAGCCGCTCTTCTCCGACGACGACCAAGTCACGCAACGTGCGTATGACCAGTCCATGGTATTCGTGGTCTGGGACCAAGCCCACCAAGATACGAGCAAACTCCGCCGCGCGCTCTCGCATACGACAGCTAGGTGTCTCCAGAAGTTGGGCTCGGCGCTTCGCCCCAGGCGGGTCTGGCGCTACTTGCCTGGGCGCGAACGTTTCCCTGATACGTATGTTTGTTGGAACCGTTGTATTGGCCATTATTCGCTAGCCTTCTCAAGATACTTACGCTGCCAGATAGGATTGCTGTCGTCCGACTTTTTGCGCGCAGAAAGTCGCTTCTTGAACACGTCAAAATCGACGTGTGGTTTGCTTTTTGCTGCCCATTCATGCCTGGGCAATCCAGCTTCGTAAAAATACCCGCACGGCACGTGAGTTGACCTGATGCGTATGGATGTACTGGCCATTATTCGCCAACTTCCTTCGTCTCATAGTCGATAGCTCGAATGTTCACCGCAGGAACATAGCGCGAATACACTCCAGCGTCTTTGCCGCGCGAATCCAGCGGATATAGCCGGATGCCAGGACCAAATACTGGATGCTCCACCTCTTCGACTCCCTCTACACTGTTCGGCGCTGCTACTATTCGACTTCCCTCCACCACTCCGAGCTTAGGTTGGTGTTCCCGGAATATCACTCGTAAAATTCGCTTCTTCGTGCTCACTGTCTGATCCTCCTTCGGCTTGCTATTCCTGCTTGGCCCATTCGTGTGGCCTGTATGCCCATCCTCGCCGCTCTGCCACTGCTAGTATCTGTGCCCTGGCCTTGCCTCCATTCGTCGATGGCCTAAACGTGTATGCGCTTGGTTCGCCGTCGCATGCAGCAGCGGCCAGTCTTGAAGCAAATCCAGCGCGGCGAAACGGACGCTTGACGTAGACGTAGTGCAGCTCGCCGCCTCTATTGCCGCAGGCCCATCCGAGCCATACGTCCGGCTCGTCGGTAAGCCGCGCGAGCGCTATGCGTTGGGTCCATAGTAGGCGCAGAAGTCGGTCATGCATTACGTCGTAATAGCGCCCGGTGCCCATGCCCAGCTCGATGCACCCTAGAGGCTGGTATGACCGTAGCCAAGACTTCAGCACGAATCCGACCAGCTCTTGTGGCAGGGAATCTGCGATCTCTACAGTGACCGCGTCAGGCATCAGTTAGGCACTCCGCCGACTGGCGACTCCCCAGCTTTTTTCACGTAGCCCAGATCGTCTAATGTGCCCTCGATTAGCCTATCTAGATCCTCGTCTGGGAGCTCTGCGATAGGAGAGCGCTTGCCTTTTTCTCCGATGTCTAGCCGGTCAAGCACCAGCTTCGCAGTGTGCAGTCGCAGCATGTTGCACTTCACTCTTGCCTCATCCTGGTCAGGCTCCAGGCAGTCTTCAATGGCGCGAATACTCACGATAGCCAAATTGCGTAAGTCGCGCCTGGCTTGCTCGATTACACCCGCAGACACCTGATCTTCGATCATTCTGAACTCGAGAGTCTGCCTCCACTCCCATAGTGTCTTGCGTTGGATGCCTATCGTATCAGCTACTTCTTGCCATGACTTACCTTCACCAATACGCATCGCTACTGCTTCAGCGTATCGCGTTGTTTTGTGTGGGACTTTTGCGTTTGGCATCTTTTGTCTACTCCTGTTCAATCACAGCAACTATCTCGCTCTCTGGCATCACCGTAAGTGTCTCTCCGCCGAACTCTATATCAGTCCCAGCCATCTCCCAAAACAGCACGCGGTCCCCCGGTGAGACTGCCGTGCAGTCACGATAGGTGGATACGACAGTGCCACGCTCGTCACATGCCTTGCGGCCTGCAGGAGACCGCGCGGCTTGCCGCACAGGTTCTGGTATCGCGATTCCTCCATCGCTGTGCATAGGCCTCGGGTCGCGCCGAACCACAATGCGACCCATTCCACCTATCGGCCTGAGTTCGGCAGGCATCAATCGGTGAGCCCCCGGTATGACAGCTCTGCCCACCGGCGTAGACAGCTGTCGATGACTACAGAATAGCCTGCCTCATAGCCAGCATGAGCTGTGCAGTCCTGAATCCAGGCTCTGCATGACGCTAGCTGCGAACAGTTGTTGTACTTCTGGGAGCTGGCGGGGGATGGGCGTCCTATGGTGTCCAATAAGAGCAGCAGGCATAGCCCCATCGCTGCCCCGTAACACATTCTCGTTAGCCACCTCGTTATGTTTGTCGTCGTCATTTTCGTCGTTTCCTTTCGCTCTTTAGAACGCACAGCAATAGATCTATAGCGCGCCATGCTACCGCGCCAAGCACGCGGTCAAGACGTTTTACCATCATTCACCCTCCCCGTTAGCGCAGCCAGCGCCTCCTGCTGGCTCCTAACGATGAACACAGCGTGCCCCATGCCGCGCGCGCGCTCATGCCATGCCACTTGTGATGGCTGCAGCTTGCCTTTGGCCGTCTTGACCTCGAACCATACCACTTGGCCTTGCGTTAGCATCACCAAGATATCAGGCGTCCCTGCCTCCCCCACGCGATAGGGCGCAGCCTTGCCGGTGCTCTTGTTCGCCGCCCACATGGTGCCTGCATTCATTCTGATAGGATGCCCTAGTCCAGATAATTCGATCGCGTGAATAATCGCGCGCTGTAATTCTCGCTCACTCATCTGCGATGCTCACTCATGGCGCCCCCCGCGGTGAAGCGGACCTTGAACTCGTGGTTGCGCTTTGGGTCGCTAGACATTGCGGTACCTGCTTGCCCCGAGCCCGCGAACGCCCAGGGCGATCCGCTTTCCACTGTGGTCCGTGTTGGCGGCGTCGACTTCCTGAAACTGCAGCTCAACAGGTAGCGAGGTTTGGTCTCCGATCAGCTTGGAGAATGCGATGCATGTGATTTCCCAGCGCGCGCTCAGCCACGGCGCCGATGGGTCGAGTTCTCCGAACATGCCCCGCCACTCCTTGCCGGATAACAGAACCCGGACGTCGACATCGCGATAGTCGGCACGGGTGATGCACGAGCCGACTAGGTACACGCCCTCCTCAAACGCTTGGTCGAGCGGAGCGCATGCGATGTCGAGCGCGATCAGCTGTGGGCGGTTCAGGTAGGTGATTCGGCTCATGGCTCGCTCCATTTCCGAGGCTCCGCCAGGTTGAGACTCATGGGCTCTAGTCTCTTTCCAATTTATCGGCGAATGCCAGCTCGCGCTTCAACCACTTCGGCCCCCGCGGGTCCGGAGCCCTGCCGTTGGTCTCGTCACGTCTGGTCGCAGCTTGATAGATCGCGTGTGCCCGGGCGCGCCACCATGGGGCCCATGTATGGTCTACATACGGCCCACGCAGCTTCACTGTACGGTACACCTCCCGCTGTTTGTCGGAATCCACGGTTGCCCAGCATGTCGCGCACATCAGGTGTGCGGGCGGGCAAGGAGAGCTGCAGCCGAGTGCATGGCAGTAGTGATTCATCTTCATGCTCTTCCTCACTCATTTCCGAGGCTCCGCCAGGTGGAGACGCAGCTCCGCCTGGTGGAGCTGCGTCTCCACGTCATCGAGGCCGCTGCGCGCGGTGGCATGAAGCCAGTCCCCGAAAGTCACGCTAGAGCCGTCAAGCGTCATCTCGATAATCGAGATGAGAGCGTCGAGCTGGGAGGCCGTCAGACGAAGCGTAACCGGCCTCGGCAGGTCGACGATACGCCCTGTTGCCTCGCACCGCCCCACAGCGCCGTTGTGACGATGCAGACGCCCGTTGCGGCGTACAGCGACACGCCGCCCGCACACGGGACACCGAGTCGATTCGGGCGTGTTGCGGTGCTCATTCATGGATCATCCTCCATGCCTTGCCTGCTTGGCGAGCCCCACGAGCCACAAAGCAAACGCCGGCGGGGTCCGCCGACGCTGTTGCGCGCTGCAGACCTTGATCCCGGAAGGTACCGCGCACCCGGTGCGCTTGTAGTTCGCGGGGTATTGTCTGCCGCCGCCGGTGCGGAACCCCGCGCACCAGTGCGTTGGCTCACGGGGCGGTGGCAGCTCCCCGACGTCATGCACGCCAACCAGATAGAGCCACGTTCGCTTGCGCGCGACGTGCCCCCAATCGACTTGACACACTTCGATCGTGTAGCCGCCCCAAGTGTCCGGCAGGTCGCCCGGCCGGGGAAGTCCGCAGTTCTGAAAAAGCTTCGAATGAGCCGGGTGCTCGAGCACACCACCCCACGCCCTTACTTGCTCCACAGCCCGCAGCGCGCACTCTGGATCCTGTTGCTTGGCTAGATGCCTCATACGCCCCCATGGACCGCATGGCGGATGTGCCACCACGGGGTGGGGGCCGGTGTAGCGCTTGGCATCGCGGGTGACGTCCCAGCAGTCTACCTCGGATAGCGCGGGGTAGGGGCCGCGCGGATCGATGTATAGCGCCGCCACCTCGGGCGTGTTGCTGTGCTCACTCATGGCTCATTCTCCCTTTCCAGGTTATCCAAAATCTCCAGGCCGTCTGCCATCCCCACTGCGACGTCCAGCAGCTCGATGTCGAGCTGACGCAGCACTTTCCCGACCGTCCACCCTTCAGGCGCTCCAGGCGCCTGTACGCCTCCCAGAGCCTCTGAGACCGTGAGGCGCCACCCTGGGCGCCTCAGCTTGCGTTCTGCCCACACAGAGGCGTCTGGGGCCCAGCAACGGCCCTCTTCGCACGCCCTGGCCAGCACGCGTAGCTCCTGGCCGTCGAATGCTGGGGTCTGCACTTCGACGCAGCGGGCGCACACCTCACCCGACGTACTCATCACCACCGGCCGACCCCCCAACGATACCAACATCGTAGTGGGCTCAGGTAGGTCACGTAACCACCTCATCGGATACGTAAGCAATTGTGCCGAATACTGTTGCAAAATAGCAACAGGGACGGGTTGGACGGGTTCCAGCAAGAGTCCCTCCTGTGCGCGCGCGCGCACGTCCGCGTCGCGCGTGTTACGCGCGTATATGCGCGCAGGAGACACTCTTGCGACAACCCGTCCAACCCGTCCCTCCTTTTTGGAACCATTCGTTATCATTGCTAATTCTCCAACCCCCAACCTTTACGGGGGGTAACAAAATCACTCACCGTCACCACCACTACCAACATTGCGCAGTCCTAGCCCATTGCGCCACCTGCGATCACTAGATTTGCTTTCTCGATACCCAAGCTCAGACAGCCGACGGCCGAACGCAGTCATTGTTAGGGGGGTCGCCGTCCCGCTCGCACGCGCCCAATCGGCGTACGCCGAATACAGCTGACCTGCAGCGCAACGCGCAGACGGTAAGCGTACGCACATCTCGAAAATAAATTTGGCTAACTCATCGGACTCTTCTCGCCACTCCCGGGTAGCTGCCATGACAGCCTCTGGGGGACGCAGCCCACCGTCCATCCATTGGGACATTCCATCGAGCATCCAGGCCAAGATCCCAGGCGCCTCAGAGCGCATTCGATGTCCAATATTAGGGTCGCGTTCTTCTTCAGGTATCTGTACCTCAAATGGTATCAGCCTGAGGCGCCTCCAGATGGCTTCATCGCTGCCGTTCACATCCGGTTTGTGGTTGGTCGCGAGCCAAATTTTGGCTACAGGGACAAACTCGACAGGCTCATGGTAGAGCAGCCGAGCGGTCATGGTGTCTCCACCGGTCAGACTCTTGATTCGTGGTTCGTCGAGTTTTCGTCCCTCTTCAGTCTCGATCGCGGTCACAAATCGAGCGCCCCGTAGCCTCATCAGGTCATTATCAGCGCCGCGCGCCCTGCCTATCGACATCAGCGTGTCGCCCTGTACATGCACCGCATAGTCCCCCAGCACATACCGCACGGTCTCGAGCAGCGTGCTCTTGCCGTTGGCTCCCAGGTGACCATGGCAAACGAACATGCATTGCTCACCAGTGTGCCCGGTCAACGAATAGCCGAGTGCCCGCTGCAAAAATGCTCGTATCTCAGGATCTGGCTGTATTCGCTCAAGAAAAGCCTCCCATATAGGCGCCTCAGCGTCGCGCGCGTAGCCGGTATTGGCCAATCTCGTAATCATGTCTTCTCGCCGGTGAGGCATCATCTCTCCGACATACGTGCCGGTAAGGCATGAGATAGCGCCCGGGTCACGATCAAACGCATTCGCGCGCACCCTCACTTCTGACAGATCGCGCGCTACGTTCTCTGCAGATGACATCCCCTTCTTGCGTTGCAGCCCAGTCCCCCAGTCACCTATGCGCTTAGCCTCGGCAGCAAGCGCATTGGCCTCTTCGGCGTTGCCGTTGCGCCTTTCTTTCGCCGATGCAATGCGCAATTGCTTCGCTGACATCTCCAGCGACCGCCCGATGTCGTGCAGGCGTCTATGTACCTCGCCCATCTGGTCACGCTGCCATCGCATGCCGTCCCACACGAGCCAATCGAGCTCTGCGCAATAGCACAGATCAGCCCCATGGCGGCGCACGAGCAGATAGGCGCTCGCCAGGTCAGTGCCAGCAATCACACCAGCAGGCAGCTCGATAGACAGCGCCTCTGGCACATCGGGAAAATTTGGCTCCTCACCTGCAGGCCAAGAAAAGTCATCACCGCTATCGCCTCGCATCACTGCAGCCTCCCGAGCGGCCGATAGCCGCAATATAGACACCGCCACCACTCAGGCTGTACCCAGCCACCACAGCGTGGGCACTGACGCCCCGTCACGCAGCGCCTCGAATCCCCAGCAGCGCCAGCCAGTCGGCTGCCTGCAGTCGGGCGCAGTGGGCGTGCAGGCATCGCAGACACCCTAGCGTCTGACCGGCTCCGGGGGCAATGAGCACCGTCGACCCGTCACCTTCACGCCCGCTGGTGTGCTGGCCTGCATTCGGGCATCTGATCACCCACCCTAGACGATGGGACGCCAACACGTCACCACGGGCCTCTAACGCCTCATAGAGCGCCCCACGAGGATCCGAGCTCCATACAGCAGGCACGCGCTGGCGCATGCCCTGCAGATTGCCTACGCGCGCCGGCATTCTGGACCGAGGAAACGCAGTCGGCAGCAGCACCTTTGCGCGCTCAACATGCGCTGCGCTAGGCGCGATGCGCAACACACCTATCTCCGACGGGTCTCCCACGCCGCCCCAATCCTCGACATCAGAGCCAGCATCACGCATGGCATGGGGCAGGCGATACAGGCGCGTCCAGTCGCCGCAGGCAAGGTCAGCCTCGATGCTGTACTCGGCACCGATCCACGCGCACGTGACAGCATATCGAGCTCTCCATAGCGCAGCGTCGCGCGGCGTCCGCAAGGCCATCGGCTCGATCCGATAGACGATGCGCGCGCCACCACGCGTGTGGTACAGATACCCACCTGGATGGTCCGAAAGAAGGCCTGCAAATCGTCGCTCGAGCTCGGCGCGCCAGCTGGCCGGAGCAGGCTCGGATGTCCCGTGCACCGCGGCGCAGTCGACATCGAGCACCAGGCATGTCATCTCCACGTCGACCTGCCCCACGGAGGCAGTGCTCAGACGCCGCTGTCGGTCGCTACGGTAGGCCCCAAAATGCGCGTCAGAAGCGTACGTCGACATCAGCGCGTATGACAGCGGTACCGAGTAGCAGCGCCGCCCACGAGCATGGACCGGCCAGGAGCGCACGCGGGGGTGACGCATAATCGTGACGTGCGGCTGAGCACACGACGACATCAGCCGCCATTCACCCAATACATCCCATGTGCCTTCTCACGCTCGATCTCAGGATAGCCCCGCCAACGCTTCCGCGTCATCCGGCAGACGTCATCGGGTACGCAGCGCCACCGAGCGCGGCCCCCCTCGGGGCACAGGCGCTCCAGGCGTACGCTGTGCACCATCCTCGCGTACCGCGGCGTAACGGAGCGTAGGTACCCCGTATTGCCGCATTTAGGGCAGACGCCCAGGACGATCTTGGCTGCCAGCGCCACGCCAGGGGGATACTTGGTGTAGTCAATACGTGTCATCGCGCATCGCTCTCCGCCGTGCAGTCGCCCGGCTCGTCCGGCTCGGTAGTCCAGGCCTCTGGAGGGATCCCCACCACATGATGGATCCTACACGCGAGCTCCAGGCCGGGCCTGCGCTCTCCACGCTCGATTCGTCCCAGAGCTGTCGCGTCCGACCCGATCTCCGTCGCCGCCATAGTCAGCGACCGATAATGCCGCCAATCCCGAAGTCGCCTCGCCGCCTCTGTCCTGTCCATATGCCAGCCAGCTTCCCATGCGAAAAAAACGAAGTCAACTGACGATTTTCGCGTCAGCTGACTTGCATCGTGCTCGCTGACGAGCTACATTGTCTTCAGGTCGCAAGGGGCGGCCGGGGAGAGCGAGAGACATGACTACAGAGACCCACCCAGTTGTCGAAATGATCCTCGACATCATTGCGGAGCGTGAGCAGTGCCCCACCCTGCAGGTATTCACCGAGCTCGCCAGTGAGCTGTGTGGCGAGCTGGCGCGTGACTGGCCTGACGCGGTAGCTGAGTACGCCGCGGCGCTCGACGCCTGTCACATGTGCGGCGGCGCTGGCGCCGTCGAAGCCGCGAAGAATCCGAGGTACGCGTGCAATGGAGGCACGGCAGAGTGCCCCGTGTGCTGGTCCAGCGGAGACGCCAGCGAGCCCTGCACCCCTCCCACGCTGGACGCAGTGCAGACGGCCCCGCTGACTCCCACCGCATTCTGCCCCTCGCAGAGCGAGCAGGACGCGATGGAGACCATGCGCGGCACGGTGCCCATGATGACTGCTGCGCAGTCAGACGTGCTGGACGCCTACCAGCAGCTGTGCTCGACCCCCCCCGTCGAGCTCACCGCGCGCGCGAAGGCATTCGCGAGCGAGTGCATCTGCGAGCACCGCTTTCTCGTCGACGGCGACGATGTCCGCGTGTGGGACGATGTGGCCGGGCACTACACGACGTGCCATGCCCTGGGCGCATCTGCCGTGCGGCGCATCCGCCGCATTGCTGCCGAGGTGGCGTCATGAGCATCATCCGCATTCAACTCGAGGCGCACGCCGAACGCAATCGCCAAGAGATGGCGCATGGCCGCACGCGCACGCCATGGTCCGGTGGATGGCTCGCTGGCGCAGACCTCGTGGGCGCCAACCTCGCGCACGTTTGCCTCACTGGCGCCAACCTCACATGCGCCAATCTCACGGGCGCCGACCTCGTGGGTGCCGATCTGGTGCACTCCAACCTCGTGGGAGCAAAACTCACGGATGCCATCCTCACACACGCCGATCTCGAGGTCGCTAATCTCGCTGATGCCAACCTCTATCGCGTCAACCTAACTGGCGCCAACCTCTATCGCGCAAACCTCACACAAGCCAAACTCATTGGCGCCGACCTCACACATGCCAACCTCTATCGCGCCGACCTAACTGGCGCCAACCTCACTCACGCCAGCCTCTATCGCGCCAAGCACGCCGACACCACGGGCGCAACGTGGCTACGCCGCCCCGACATGCCAGACCCATCCGAGCTACGCGCCCGCGTAGCCGATCACATCGCAGCGCACCCGAAGCTACACGCTCAGGGTGAGTGGGGCGACGGCAGCGGCGAGCCTGCGTGCCAGACGCCGTGCTGCGTCGCTGGCTGGGCGTGCCACCTGGGCGGTGGCAGCTATGGTCTCGAAGTGCCTACGGCCGCGACGATCCTGCTGCACGTCGACGGTCAGCCCATGCCGTCATTCGTAGCTGCTGCTACGCGTGATGAGATACTTCGCGCACTCCGAGGTGAGTCATGAACATCCGAGAACAACTCGAGGCGCACGCCGAACGCAATCGCCAAGAGGTGGCGAGCGGCCGCGCGCGTACGCCATGGTCCGGGGGATCGCTTGCTGGCGCTAAGCTCGCGGGAGCCGATCTCGAAGGCGCCAACCTCGCGTACACCGATCTCGAAGGCGCCGATCTTGAAGACGCCGACCTCACCGACGCCGAGCTCTATCGCGTCGACCTAACGAACGCCTATCTCAGTGAGGCCAATATCACTGAGGCCAATCTCACTGAGGCCAACCTCACTAACGCCGATCTCACTAACGCCTACCTCACGGGCACCGACTTCTTTGGCGCCGATCTTACCGGCGCCGCTCTCGAAGGCGTCGACCTCACAGACGCCGATATCACGGGCGCCACGGGTCTACGCCGCCCCGGCATGCCAGACCCATCTGAGCTACGACGACGCGTAGCCGATCACATCGCCATGCATCCGGAGCTACACGCTCAGGAGGAGTGGGGCGACGGCAGCGCCGAGCCTGCGTGCCAGACGCCGTGCTGCGTCGCTGGCTGGGCGTGCCATCTTGGCGGTGGCACCTACGGTCTCGAAGTGCCTACGGCTGCGACGATCCTGTTGCATGTCGACGGTCAGCCTATGCCGTCTTTCGACACCGTCGCTACGCGTGATGAGATACTTCGCGCACTCCGAGGTGAGTCATGAACATCCGCAAGCAACTCGAGGCGCACGCCGAACGCAACCGACAAGAGATGGAGAGTGGGCGCGCGCGCACGCCATGGTCCGGGGGATCGCTCGCTGACGCCAAGCTCGCGGGCGCCAACCTCGAATGCGCCTACCTCATGGGCGCAAAACTCATGGGCGCCAACCTCTCTCGCGCCGACCTCACACGCGCCGACCTCACACGCGCCGATCTCACTTGCGCCAAACTCACGCTCGCCAACCTCACACGCGCCAACCTCTATCGCGCCAACCTCACATACGCCAACCTCGAATGCGCCGACATCATGGGCGCCAGTCTCGCGTATGCCGACCTCACCGGCGCCGATCTCACTGACGCCTATCTCACAGACGCCAACATCACTCGCGCCATGGGTCTACGCCGCCCAGGCATGCCAGACCCATCTAAGCTACGTAGACGCGTAGCCGATCACATCGAGGCGCATCCAGAGCTACACGATCAAGGCAAGTGGGGCGACGGCAGTGCCGAGCCTGCATGCCAGACTCCATGCTGCGTCGCTGGATGGGCGTGCCATCTGGGCGGTGGCAGCTATGGTCTCGAAGTGCCTACGGCCGCAAAGATCCTGCTGCACGTCGACGGTCAGCCCATGCCGTCATTCGACTCCGACACTAAGCGTGAGGAAATCCTCGCGGCACTCCGAGGTGAGTCATGAACATCCGCAAGCAACTCGAGGCGCATGCCAAACGCAACCGCATCCGAGAACAACTCGAGGCGCACGCCGCTCGCAACCGCCAAGAGATGCGGGGGATACGGCGCGCGCGCACGCCATGGTCCGGTGGCTCGCTTGTTGACGCCGAACTCGCGGGCGCCTACCTCGAGGGCGTCAACCTCGCGGGCGCCGATCTCACGGGCACCGACTTCTCGGATTCTTCGCTCTCTCTCGCCAACCTCTCTCATGTCTACCTAACGGGCGCCAACCTCGCTGGCGCCACCCTCACTGACGCCAATCTCACTCGCGTCAATCTCTATTGCGCCGGTCTCACTGGCGCCGATCTCACTGGCGCCAAGCTTTATCGCGCCAGGCTCTGTCGCGCCAGGCTCTGTCGCGCCAACCTCACTGACACCGATCTCACGGGCGCCGAGCTCACAAACGCTAACCTCACATGCGCAAAACTCACAGGCGCCAATCTCGCTGACGCCTACCTTGCTGGCGCCGATCTCACTGCCGCCAACCTCGCGGGCTCCAACCTCTATCGTGCCAAGCTCATGAACGCCAACCTCACTGGCGCCGATCTCACTGGCGCCGACATCGAAGGCGCAGATCTCACTGGCGCCATCCTTATGGGCGCCACGGGTCTACGCCGCCCCGACATGCCAGACCCATCCGAGCTACGCGCCCGCGTAGCCGACCACATCGAGGCGCATCCGGAGCTGCACGATCAGGAGAAGTGGGGCGACGGCAGAGCCGACCCTGCATGCCAGTCTTCGTGCTGCGTCGCTGGATGGGCATGCCACCTTGGCGGTGGCACCTACGGTCTCGAAGTGCCTACGGCTGCGACTATCCTGCTGCATGTCGACGGTCAGCCCATGCCGTCATTCGAAGCCTACGCTACGCGTGAGGAGATACTCGCAGCGCTCCGAGGCGAGTCATGAACATCCGAGAACAACTCGAGGCGCACGCCAAGCGCAACCGCCAAGAAGTGGCGAGTAGGCGCGCGCGCACGCCATGGTCCGGGGGATCGCTTGCTGGCACCAAGCTCGCGGGCGCCAATCTCGAATGCGCCAACCTCTATCGCGCCGAGCTCGGAGGCGCCGAGCTCGGAGGCGCCGACCTCATTGGCGCCAACCTCACATACGCCAACCTCACGCGCGCCGACCTCATTGGCGCCAACCTCTATCACGCCAACCTCACTGGTGCCAACCTCACGGGCGCCAACCTCACGGGCGCCAACCTCACGCGCGCCGATCTCGAGGACGCCAAGCTCACGGGTGCCAACCTCACACGCGCCAAGCTCATTGGCGCCAACCTCTATTACGCCAATCTCACGGGTGCCAACCTCACACGCACCGACCTAATGGGCGCCAGTCTCGCGTATGCCGCTCTCACCGGCGCAGACATCACTGACGCCGACCTTACTGACGTCTATCTCGATGGCGCAAACCTCGATGAAGCCGTGGTGAAGAATGACTAAACGGAGTATACTATCTCTCGTACCAGCAAATGCGGATGAACCGACCGCCGCTGGTACACAGCCTCCCCACCGCAGCAGTTACCCCAGCGGTGGGGAGGCTACTCCCCCCTCTCGCACGTCACTCCTTGCTGCGCGCCATAAGCGACAAGGGTACCCTGCACAATGCACGTGCGGGCGTAGCATCGGTGGTGACAGTCGCCATTGGACTAGTCTGCAGACGGGCCGTGCATATTGTTCGATTCGATGTTTTTTGTGCACCGAGCGGGGGATGCGAGGATGACAGATCTACCAGTCACGTACCTACTCGATGACATTGTCTCGCTGCCGACCGTATTCCATCGCATAGCGAGGCTCCAAGATGCAGGCTGGGATCTACAGCTCGCATGCGATTACGTTATCCAACGCGGCTTGGCCGACGATGGTGTCGTGACAATCGATGTGGTCGGGAACGGGCGCTCCCCCAGCCCGTGTCATCCTATCTTTCGCATTCGAGGTGGCGACGGTGCTCCTATTAGAGTGGTTGAGGCACTGGCGTGAAAGCGTGGAATTACAAAAAATGGGCTACGCTTCATCAGCCCGTGCACAAGAGCGATCTGTCATCGCTCACTAGCAGCACGTTCGGCTGCACGGAACGGTTCCGCAGAAGGAAGGACTCCGAAGAAGGTGCGGCGCAGCGCACAGATACGATCTGGGGCAAGAGGATCTACGGCACGGCTGTGCATGAGACAATCGCGCGCGCACTATCGAGCACAGAGCTGTCCGATCGACTGCTAGGAGGTGGAGCCGTCTCACTGCAGCGCATTGACGACGTGTTTGCTGCTGAGGTGATACGCGCAGCCGAGGGGCGGGAGATCGTCTGGTACGGCAAGGCCGATTCTCCGGACAAGCTAGCGTCCGAATGCGTAGCGATGATTCATGGCCTGCTTACCGACTTGCACCGATGGGTTGCGAAAATAATGCTCGTGGAGCCTGGATTCATATCTCCGCTAGGAGACTACTGGATCGCTGGCTACACCGACCTGGTATTCCGCCCACGGTCAAACCCATCTGGTATCGCATTCGCGGATTGGAAAACGGGAGTCTCGCTACCGCATCAAATAGAGCTAGATCATGGGTTCGAATCCGGGTTCTATGCTCAGGCGCTGTCACACGGGTCATTCTTGCAGCGCGAATTCATAGAGTCTCGCGGCAACAACGGATTATGGAGCGCGCATAGCCCCTACGCGTCATCCTACGACAAGGCAACACGTTTTGACGCGGAGCGCGCGTGTATGGAGTCGTCACTCGTACACCTAGCTGAGGTAGCGTCCGCAGAGAAACCCACGGTGCACTTCGGCGAATTCCCTTCCGAGCTGTACTACGTGCATTTGCGTGACTATATCCCATACGAAAAGAGCGGCACCAAGCAGATCGATAGGTCGGAGCAGCTCGCATTCTATGGCCAGCAATCGCAGTGTAAGGTGCGTTATGCTGCTGGCGACACGCGCGGCCCAGCATGGTATTCGATGCGGCGCACGAAGAGTGATGTGCCGCGCCTGGAGCATCTATTGCGCCGCGTCGTAAAGATGGTGCGCATGGGCGTCTTCTTTGAGTCGATCGACGGAAACAAATGCAGCCGGTGTCCGTTTAGGAACGATTGCCTCAATGATGGTTATGAGCTGCGCGGCGAAGAGAAGAAGGATGCCGAGCGCGTGTTGCGCAATGAAGAGATAGACTTCGATGGGCTGGGCGGAGTAGCTTAGCCCATCCGGCGAATAGGCAACCAGGAGACAGGCAATGTCAAAAAAGAATGAAGCGAAAAAAGATACGAATGGAGCGCTGGCGCTATCAGGAGGCGCCCATGATGATCTAGCGGATATCATCGGCGAGATAGACCTCGACGAAGATGGCCTAGGTCCGATTGAAGAAGGTGACATCAAGCTCCGCCTGATGCTCTTCAACTTGAAGGGAAAGACAGAGTCAGGAGTACAGCTACGGCAAGACGCCTTCGTGGACTCTATCACCGAGGAAATGCAGTCTGAGATCGAGTGCATTTGGGTAGTGCGTGAGCGTAGCAACATGTGGTCAGAGTATGATGAGGCAGAGGGCCGTAATGTAGTCATGTGCAGTTCAGGTTTTGGCCGGCAGCATGGCACAATGGCGGATGGCACCCTGCGCCCGTGTGCTGGATGTCCTGATGCGCAATGGTTCACTGACCCCAAAGGGAAGCGCAGCAAAAAATGTGGGACAGTGCATTGGCTCGTAGGTATTGAGCTGAGTACAGGGATGCCATTCGTGGTCAAATTTCGCCGCACGAGCGAGCCTGCAATCCAGAACTACCTCAACCGCCATCACTACGGGCGCCGTCGTACTGCGTCAGGCCAGATCGGGAACTATCCGCTGTATTTCTTCAAATCCAAGATACGGCTGGAGATGCACGACAGCGGAAACTACGCGCTACCCGTGATCGAGCGAGGCGACCGTGTCCCCGACAAGGAAACGTTCATGGAGCTTCAGGAGCAAGCCAAGATGGCTCGCCTGTGGCTGGAGAGCAGTCGCCGCAAGTTTGAATCCGAATCCAATGATGAAGGCACGGGCAACGACGCTTCATTTGATTTCGGGGTCAATGCTGCTGGCCAGGATGTACAGCTGTAAGCCTTAGACTAACTCTACTCAACCCAAAAGCCTCAACGCGTGGCGTCGCACACTGGACACCGCGTCACGCGTTGGGGCTACCCCCTTATGAAGAAGGAAAAATTCCATGGCACGAATGAGTTACGAGGAAAAGATAGCTGCTCTGCAGGAAAAGTATGCGCATGACGAAGCTCTAGCGAAGGCGCGTGACCAAGCAACTGGTATCCGCAGTCTCATCGGTCGAAGGAAGTATGCTGAGGCGCGTATGCAGCTGAAGCTTTTACAGCAGACACTCGAAGTGCTCGACCCTGAAGATACTGATTCTGACGAGTGATCTAATGCCCCGTGCCACCCATTCGTCTGTTACGCGAGATTCAAGTCCGGCAGACCTGAAAACGCTACGAGGTAAGCTAAGCAGCTTCCGATCACGCACAGCGGACGGGTGGGGGACTGGCATCCTCGAGACTGATGTGGCTGGTGATGTCGCCGTTACAGGAAAGCTGCCAAGCATACAGCCAGGCGACACTGTAGAAGTCGAAGGGAGGTGGAAGGCTCACCCGCGTTATGGTGACCAGTTCCAGGTCCTGAGCGCGGTGGCTTGCGAGCCGCAGGGAGCCGAAGGTCGCGTCGCGTGGTTAGCAGAAAGGCTGCCCAACATCGGCCCACAACGCGCGCGCGCGCTTGTGGACGCATTCGGCGACAAATTGTGGGAAACCATCGAAGAGCAGCCTGACTGGCTTGCCAGTGTAAATGGTATTACCGTTGCTATGGCGCGGGATATAGCAGAGGTGTACTCGCGCCACAAAGGCGAGCGCGATGCCATGATCAGGCTACGCGAATGGGGGCTAACCAATAGCCAAGTCGGCCGCTGTGTCGATTATTGGGGATGCCTCGATGCTGTCATTCGTGCGTTGTCCGAAGACCCCTATGACCTATGCGTGCATATCTATGGATTTGGGTTTGTGCGCGCGGATGCCATCGCGCGCAAGATGGGTGTCCCGCGCGAGGCCCCGACAAGAATACGCGCATGTCTGGACTATGTATTGGCCGATGCGCAGCAAGCAGGGCATTGCTACATGTCCGGCAAACGGCTCCAGGAAGCCGCGGCGCAAGTGCTAGGGATCGATAAAGGCGTGGTTGGTCAACACATGCTCGATAGCGCCGGGAGTGGCCGCTTGGTGCGCCGAGGTTGGCGCTGGTATTCACGCCATATCGACATGGCGGAAGCAACATGTGCAGACAGACTGAGAGCGATGATTGGGGAAGACGATGGGCAATAGCGCAACGGATGAATCCCCCCCCGAGCTCTGCGATGATGATGTCCCGTTTGATGAAAGTCTCTCTGGCAATCCGGCCAGTGAGCCACCGGCGCCGTGTGCTCTGCAGATGAAAAGCACCCCTCAAGCGGCGCCGGTGGCCTTCTCCCTTGACCCAATCCAGCAGCAAGCGGTCGCGCTTGCAGTGGCTAAGCCGCCTGGATGCGGCATCATCACAGGCGGTCCGGGCACCGGTAAGAGCACATGCCTGCGCCACGCACTCGACAGACTAGACTCCGAGCAATGCAGCTACGAGCTAGCCTCGCCTACCGGCAAGGCCGCAAAGAGAATGAGCGAAGCAACGGGGCGTCCAGCGCGCACCATCCATCGGCTACTCGAATACAAGCCTTATGAAGGTGGCTTTGCGCGCAATGAGAATTCACCGTTAGAGTGCGACTCTGTGATAATCGATGAAGCCTCCATGGTGGATATTGAGTTGTTCGCGGCGCTGATGCGCGCAATCAACCCGCAGCATACGAGGCTGACGCTGGTAGGTGATGCGGATCAGCTCCCGAGTGTGGGGCCAGGCCGCGTACTAGCCGACGTGGTGGAGAGTGGTCGGGTGCCAATCGTGCGGCTGCAGACTGTACATCGCAGCGCACGCGACAGCTGGATCTACGCGAATGCTCCTAAGATTCTGCGGGGGAAAACGCCTGACTTGGCGCCGTGCAACGATTTTCGCTTCGAGCGCGCTGATGAAGCCCGTGACATCCCAGGGATCGTCACGCGTATATTGACCAAAGAATTGCCGCATGAATCAGATGTGCAAGTGCTGTCGCCGCAAAGCACGGGAAAGGCAGGCACGGGCGCTCTCAACCATGCATTGCAGGAGGCCCTCAACCCGGGGCGCGGTGGGCCATCGATGCCTCGTGGAGACCATGAGCTGCGTGTTGGCGACCGTGTGATTCAGACCAAAAATAACTACACGCTAGAGGTTTTCAACGGAGAGCTCGGGACAATCGTTTCGTGCGAGAGCAGTCGACTCTTGGTGGATTTTGGTGACCGCGAGATAGAGTACGATCTACAAGACGCTAATGCGCTGCAGCTCGCCTATGCGCTGACCGTTCACCGCAGCCAAGGCAGTGAGTTTGATTGGGCGGTTATCATATGCCACTCAACGCATACGCACATGCTTACCAGGCAGCTGATCTACACGGCCGTCACACGCGCTAAGCATGGTGTAGTGATCGTAGGGAATGACAAGGGACTAAGGGTAGCCCTGAGTAGCAAGTCTATGCATCGGCGTAACACTGGCCTATTGGAGAGATTGAATGATGACTGAACGAGCAAGACGAGTGATGCAAGCAATCCGCGACGCAGAGACCAACGCGATCGAAGTCGTGGAGGCGGTGCTGCGCAACGAGATCGAGTCTGCGCGTGGAGAGCCAATGCATTGTCGAAAGCACGGCGTGCGCCGATGCGGTATATGCGAGCGCGAAGCTATCGATGCTTCGCGAAACCCCCAGGCCAGCCGTCCACCCGGTTGGACTGATCACCCAAGCGACATGAAGCGCGCCATGCCGATTAGCACTGATGAGAAGAGCGCGGGTGAGAAGTGCGCGGGTGAGGAATACGAGAAAGGCTACGCACAGGCCATTCAAGACGTGTGTGCCCTACTCGAGCGAGGCCGTTGGCCACATATACGCAACGAGGTAGAGGCCATGCTTCGCAGGCGCAGCGACTGACTTATTCTCGCTTCTTTTGCGGCGCTTCTTCCCACGCATAGGGGCGGCGCGGTGTCTCGGCATCTTGCGCCCAGCCAGCGGGGAACGGATGCTTTCGCGTCCTGCACTGCGGACAGATGTGGAGGCTATCACCTGTCTGTGGATCCTGATCTACCTCCCACCCGCGGGACAGCAGAGTCAAATCACCGTCGACTGATGCCCCTGGTAACCCACCTGTGGCAAGCAGGCGCCCGAGGGTGGGTATGTCCAGCTCGCCATACCGATGCGACTCCTGGCAGTGGTCGCACACGGCCAGGTCGAGTTGCAGCCGATACCGCACCTACTATCCAATTCTCCGGCTGCTCCTGCGAGCGACATGGCATCGCCAGCATGGTCGGTCGGACCGGCTAACCCAATACAGACGCCCCTGGCTATGCATCCGCGGGTATCCACGGTCTCCGCGCTCTCGCCACTTCCGCGACTCGGACGCTTGCCCCCAGGCTACTCCAAGCAACATGCCGATTACGATGCCCCATCCTCCGATCATGATCTCGGTGGCTGTCGGCAGCATCGGTGCTGCGGCGCAGCCACCCAAGAGCAGCATCACGCCGATCAGATGTATCTTGTGCAGCATCCCACGCATGACGCCGCCCATCCCAGGGGCAATCATGGCCAGCAGCGACATCGAGCCTGATGGTCCTTTACCCAGGGCCGCAGGTAGCTGCACGATTCCGAGTATTGCGAGTATTGAGCCTACCCAATAGTACCATTCGACTGCGGGATATCGGCTCGACAGATAGCATACTGCCAAGATCCCCATGACATGCTGGACGCCGGTCCAATGGACAGCAGCAGCGCGCGCCGCAGGTGGCGTGCTTGTGGTGCGCGGCTGATGCTCGCTAGGGAGCTGAGCCTGGGGGATGGTAGGTCTGTCATCATGCATTTGCCCATGCCTATCTTGGAGCCCCCTACGAACGGATTTCAGATGATAGTGCCCGCTGACCGCCTCCGCCTTGCCCCCCAGGGTTCCGCGGAGGCCCATTAGGGTTTGGATTAGCGTCCAGCGCATCTTGAACTGCTGCTGATAACGCAGATCGATCTACGAGTAGATCGGATGGGTCGTCTGGAACATTGCCCTCGCCAGCGCTAGGCACCTCTAGCACGTGCATGCCTGCCAACTGTCGATACCGCGCGACTGCTGTAGTGCGCGCTTGCGCCAATGGCAAGATGCGCCCATTGCGATAGTCGAGCGAATCAGTCGCAGGATTGGTGCCGCGTGCCGCATGCTCTGCCTGCCGATAGCGTTCGAACATATCGGCAGCTTGCGTGAGCGCCGCAGCGCGCGACGCGTGAATTCGATAGCGCGTCATGTCAATGTCATCCCAAAGCGTGACTCAAAGTACGGCTTGATGTTGTCGTTCCAGCGAGTGAGCGACATGTTGTCTACGAGTAATGTACAGGCCCAAGACCCGCCTGCACTCGCAGAGTCGAATAGCGTAGCCACGTCAAACTCGCGCATGGCGCTCGATCCAGTTGGCTGCGGTGTCGTGTTCACCCCGTCGAACTGAAACTGCGCTCCAGATGCATACGGGAGCCACGCTACAGAGTGTGGATTTGTATCGTGCGCAGGCACGGTGACGTCGATTAGTTGCGCGCCTGCAGAGAACCCGAACTCGGAAGCGAACCCTGGCGCAGCGTCGTTACGCGCTCGCACTGTGAGAGATGGTGTAGACGTGTTGATTGCGAACAGTACGCGACTCGCCGTAGAACTGAACGTGCCGAGTAGCAGAGTCGCTACTCGGCTCCCCGACGCAATTCCGATGGAGGTGCTATTCATGTAGCGCGTGCTGGATTGCGCCGTGAGGTATGGAGCAGACGATCCGTTGAACCCGCTGCTTACCCACAGCAGTTGGTTGCCTGCGGTTGCTTGGTTGTAGTACGGCAGGGTCGGCGTGACTAAATCTGTTTCACGCAAATCAAACACATCGACCGCGGTAGCGGTAGGGTCAGTGCCGTTGAGCGTCAGAAAATCTTCGCGCGCTTCCCACCATCCCTTTATGTCGCTGCCCAGGGCAAGAATGAGTGCATCTATGCCAGAGCTGCCGCCTGCCAAATTGCCTGCGACAGCTCCGGCCAAGTCACCTGCGATTTTGCCAGCAACCACCTAGGCGATCCTATCAAGCAAACGCAGCATCGTATTCGATGTACACAGCATGCATCGTGACATCATCGGTGCCTAGCGTACCATCGGTAGGCTGTATCGACAGCGCAAGCGCTGCGGGTGGCGAAGACAGGTCTGCAGCATCGATTGTTGCCGTCACGCGTTGGACCGTCTTTGCGGTTGCGTCGCCGGTCATGGCAGAGCTTGTCTCACCACAGTCAGCATCAGCGTCATGCAGCGCGCCGACGGTGAGGTAGTACGCCACGCAATCGAAGGTAACTGCGTCTGCTAGAGTAGCACCCGACTTCGATGCTAGGATCACCACCTCCAAGTCAGACCCCGGATGCATGTCGAGCGGCATAGGCACGATCGTCATTACAGGATCTGGAGCAGCAGCATTATTCCATCGGATGCCTGGTGCCTCACTGTTGTCCACGGCATACCCGGGGGTGTTGCTGATGCCACCAACAAACGCCGCGAGAATCGTAGCGTCTGCCTCATGAAAAGAAGAGATGGCAATTGGAATCGTCTTCTTTCCTGCGAGCGGATTCCACAACGACGCCGCTGCATCACCTGCAGCGATCGTCTTCCACAGCGAACCGTCGGACAACACGCGCCAAGGTTCACCGACTTCGTTTGCGGCCACGTCATGCGCCAAACGCTCTGCGTGGTCCTTGAACTCCCTGATTACACTGTTCATTTTTAGCTATCCTCCACTCTTGAAGCACGTTGCCGCGCCATCGGTGCCCGCCGTTCCGGACACATATCGAACCCGCGTCCATGCGGGCAAGTTCTCCAAATCTACGATGAACGTCCCTGCCGTATCGTCGACAGCGACAGTGCCGCTGCTAAGTGCTGCGCCTGCGGATGCTGTTGCGTCTGGATGCAATGATCCTGTCGGCAGCGTTAGCGTGGAGCTTTTTGCATCTGTGGTGCCAGACAGATTGTCCCGCTCACACTGCGGATCGTCGCTGCCTTCAAAATGGAATGCCCCTACGCGTGCTGCCCCGCTATCGGCAGTGAGCGAGAGCGTCCAACTCATCCGACGCACGCCATGCGTCTTGATCCATTGGCCCGTGATGTCGGCCGTAGTAGCCTGAGAATCGAAGTCTGCCCGGCTAGTGTTATCTCCGGCGAGCTTATACAGGCCGGGGTCAATGACTCGAGTGTTGCTCATGTCGATCCCTGTAATTGCTGCGATGCTGATGCTTGCGCTCCCGACAGCTGTGGAGCGCGCCTGTTGCCCGGGGTAAGTCCCTGCCGTTGGCCCTGCTGCTGGGCCTGCCGTTGATTAGCATAGACACCTTGCGTCATCCTCAGAAACCCAGGCTCTAGCGAGAAGTGTAGCGGCGTGCCGAGCATCAGTGACAGCTGCGTCAGCTTGCCGTACCCGAGCCTCGTTGTAGTCCTAAGCATCTGTTCCTGCGCCTGCGATACTACATGCTGATGCAATCGCGGGTAAACCACGCGCAATACCTCTGCCCCTTCGCGCGTCATTTGCCCCTTGCTAAATGACTGTATCACACCCCCAGGGTCCTTCACAGCTTCGGCATATCGCAGCCATCGAGCCATGTCAGCCCCGCTTCGACGCCTTTGCTCAGGTGGACGCAAGTGCCATTGGACATCACTCGCACGTTGCATGCGCTGCGGAAGTTTCTGGCGAAGAAAATCAACGCCGCGTTGACTCACTTCGCGTACATGTTGGGCTATCGCAGGGGCCGTCTGATCGGTGTCTCCAAGCGACGAGCGCAGCTTGCTTTCCGGTGCCTGAGAGAATGACTCGAACGCGCTAACTTCCTTGTCGAATTTGTCTGCAAGCGATGCGCTGGCTGCATTGGTTGCGGTTGGGCGGGCTACGATTGGCGTCCCGCCAGCAACAGCGCCACGCTCTGCGGCATTGAAGAACCCATTCACAGCCTTGTCGATGCTCGCCCCTGATGCTTCGGCGGCCTTTGCGATGTCTAGCGTCTTTTGCCCAATGCGGCTTGCGATTCCTTGGCCTTGCTCTCGCAAAAACTTGTTGACAGCGCCCGCTGCAGCGCCAGTCATCGCGCCCATGAACAGAGAGCCAAGCACGCTTGCATCTCCGCTAGCAAGTCGCATGAGTGTACCGCCAGTAAAGCCTGAACTCGCTGCAATCGTATCGGTCAGTCCGACAGTGCGGTTGCTAAGCTCACTGGTTGCGTTGTTGTCGGCCTGATCGTTGAGCCATTTTAGCGCGCGCCATCGCACCTTGTTCGCTGCATAGGTCTCACCGACTCTACCCCCTACACTGTTAGCCGCGCTGTCTGCAGCAGTTGTGATCTCATCCTCCATGAGACCACGGATCTTCCGGTACGCCAGCTGCTTTGGGTTCGGGTCTGCAGCACGCCACCCTGCCAGATCGTCGACCCTTTGCCTTAGCTGATGGAGCTTGCCGAACGTGGCTGGCGCGGCCGCCTCTTCACTCAGGAAATCGAACTCTCGAGTGATGCGTTTCGCGAGTACGCGGTCACTGCGAATGCCGCTTTGCTCGAGCCCTTTGATTACATCGGAGCGTACACGTTGAGCGATCCGTTGGGCGGCTACCGGAGCTGCTGCTGGTAGAGCAGCATCGATAGCGGCAAGGTCATCGCCAATCCTGCGGCCAGCAGAGCCAAAGGCTGTCTTCGTGGCTTGACTGATTTCATCCCATGTCGACCCGCGTACTATGAGCTGATCAAGCCCTTCTTCGCGCACGGCGCGCCCGATAACCGCTTCCGCTTCGTCGCCGAAGTCAGCCCGCAGACGTTTGAACGCATTCTTTCCTCGACCTTGGGCCCATTGACGTAGACCAGATCGGTCAACGAACTTTTGCAGATTTTCAACTGACAGCTTTTCTCGCAGAGCTGGAAGCACATGCCGTTCGATGCTACCTGCGGCTGTGCCCAGTACGCCGCCCGCGGCTCCACCCCACAGCGCCCCGGTCTTCGCTCCTGCCATGAGTCGCTCTGCAGTCAGCGGTGCATCCTGTAGAGCAGCTTCGCTGACCGCGTGCCCCATCCCATACAGCCCACCCTCGACAGCGCCAGCTGCCAGTCCCGAGGCGCCTCGGGCCACCACGCTTTCTCCAAGCAGTCCTTCGGCTGCGGCTTGCACGCCGCGCCCTATAGCAGCCACGCCACGCACAGGCGCTCCTGCCACTCGAGTGGCAGCGGCCAAGCCGCGTCCAGCGGTCTCAAGAGCGCCTTGTGCTGGCGCTGATGCGCCACCTGTCAGCAGCAGCGGCGCGAGCGCGCCGCCAATCTCGCCGGCCAACGCAAGCCGAGAATTTTCCTCTTGGCGCGCTCTTAGGTCTTCCGGCGAGACGCCAAGCTCGACCATGAGCCTGTCGCTAAGACCCACACTAAGCCCACGCAGCGCCGCCTCTCCAGCCGCCCGCGTTGCCTGCACAGCGTTGCCGTATTGCTGCTGCCGGCGATATGCAGAGACCTCGCTCGAGCCAGCAACACGCCAGCCTGCATCCAATGCGCCTGACAGATCACTCGCAGCAATTGTCTGCACAGAGCCATCATCGACGATGACAGGCACGCGCGCGCCTTGCGCTAGCTGGATCTTACCTTGGGCCAGTAGATCGCCCACTTGGTCGAGCGGCACGTCGATCGTGTCGCCAGTCACCGCGTCAATGGCCTTCTCGGTCACTGCGGCTCTCCCAACGGACGCGTTTGTGGCGGTCCTCCGCTGCCACCGACCAGTCCCGATTGCTGATAGCGAGCCTGTTGTGATGCAGGGACGCTTGCCCGAGACACACGAAAAGTCTTGTTTGCGAGTTCCGCGCGCACACGCGCCCTGAGTTCAGAGGCCACTCTATCGAGGGTCGGTGATACAGTGGTGAAGTCCGCAGGACTTGGCCCGAGTTGGTCTTTCAGGAATTGAGAATCGCCCTCAGACAATGCGCCTAGCCCAGCAATAGTATTCAAGTCCGTAGTGAGACTCGAATAGATTGCCTTCATTTGATTTCTGTCTTGAGGCGATAGCCTGTTGCCTTGCTTAGACAGGCTCTGCAACTTGTCTATGTTCGCGCGCATCACCTGTACGCGCGCAAGTCCGTTGCGTAGATTGCGCGCCTCTTCTGGCGTGGCTGCCTGAAGCGGTACCCCCACGATCTTCTCGGACGCAGGGATGAACTTTTCTTGCTCGAATGGCGCGAACGCTGCCTTCTCCAATGCGTCTGCTTGCTGAGCCGCAGGGCTTTTTACGGCGCCACCTGCGACTGGGATTCGCTGCGTGACTACGTTGCCGCCTGTGGTCAGTGCTAGTTGCTGCGCCTCTTGCGCATTCGTTCGCCGAAGGGTCGCGTTTGTCTCCAGTGCTCTGGCCTTGATCACTGGATCGTTTGTCTGCTCAGCAATCTGTGCCGACTGCTCAGCGACAAGCTCGCGCCCTACGATCAGTGCTGCTTTGCGCTGCTCTGCCTGGGTCTGGTACTTGTCGGATACTAATCCGAGAATGCCTCGACGGTCGGCAATCTCTTGGCGCTTGCCTTGCCTGTTTGCGAGTTGCGCGTCGATGTCCTGTTGGATCTTCTTGTCGATTATCTGCAGCGCGGTATTGGGCACAGCTCCACGTGAAAGCCCTTGGGCATAAGCTCCCATAGCCATCGACAGAGCAGCCAATATGGTCTGACCAGTAGACTTCTCTCGCCACCAACGCTTTGGGTCTATGTTCTGCTTTGCCTCTTGCGTTAGTTGCTCTATTTTCACTAACTCTTCATCTACTCGTTGCCTGTACCTTGCGTCATCATCGGCTTGTGCGCGCTGCGCTTTCTCGATCTCCCCAGCTTGTCTGGCGTGTAGCTTTGCCATCTCTTGCGCTTGCTTTGCTTGCGCGAGTGCGGCTTGGCCACGGGCTTCTTCTGCGACGTTTGTATTTTCTTCAACTCGCGCTTGCTGCTGCAAAGCAGCTGCCACCCCTTCTTCTGCTGGACGGCTTGTCTGAGTGGTTGTGCGCGTTCCTCCGCCTACGCGCGCGACTTGCGGCTGCGCGCGTAGCTGAGCAATGCGCGCATCTACACCGGCTAGCGGATCTACATTGATGGGGGTTGCACGCTCGGGCTGTTGGCTTGCGGCTTCTGCTGCTGGGGCTGCCGCAGCTCCTATAGTGCTACCATATGGCGCTTGTCTCGCCGGACGCAGTTGGCTTGCATTTCCGATGCCCGCAATATCCGCTGCGGACGGTGCGGGCTGCACACTTGGATGGGCTATGCTTTGCTGGCCCTCTGCGGCGTCAACCGCGCGTTGAATCGGAGCCGTAGCAAAGCTCCGAGCCATCCGGATTCTTTGACCGCTTGGCGCGATGACCTCTACCTCATTGGCATCATAGCCAGTGATTCTGGTGCCATCTGCAAGTGTGATTGGCTCGCCCATGGTTATGCCAGCGCGGCGATCGCCGTTGCGATGCCGCTAGTAGTAGCGGCCTGTTGCGTGGCCTGATTTGTTCCGGCGCCTACAGCCAGATTTGCGTTGATCGTCTGGGCTTGGATCGAGCTCTCCGCAAGCAACCGTTGGAGCTGAATCTGGCCATCTTGTGTTCGCGCGTCTATGCCTAGCAGTTGACCCATGGCGCGGAATCGCGCCTCATCATCAAGTCCACGGGAACGCAGCTGTGCATCCATATTGGCTATCGATACTGCCTGTTGCGCATTGAGCTGCCCGAGTGCTAGTTGCGATCCTGCTTGCAGTCTTGCATTGTTTTGCGCCACTTCGGCTGCCGTGGCTGCTCCGAGGCGGGTGGTTTCTGCGCCGAGTTCGGCCAGGCGGCCCTGCGTCTGTGCCTGCAGATTGGCTTGCGCGAGTGAGGTCTCTGCCCCGATGCCTTGCCCCAAGCGCGTTGTCTCGGCGCCGAGTTCGGACAAACGACCTTGTGCTTGTAGTTGGGCATTGTTTAGCGCGATTGCTTGGTCCGCCGATAGCTGCGACTGCGCAGCGCCCAGACCTAGCTGTCCGATGCCTAGCCCAAGCTGACCACCCTGCAGATCTGCAGCGCGGATGCCTTGCAACGCTTGCGTCTCGAGTGCACGCGCGCGCGCCTGCTCGTCTGCACGAAGAGCCGCTGCATTGGCGTTGGTCTGTGCCGCCAGGCTGGCATTGGCTGCTGATGCTCCGCGCCGTGCAAGGACTTGCGCAGCCCCACCACCGCGCGCGCTCGATGCGAGTGCCAAATTCTGCCTTAGCCCGCGGTCAAGCCCTTGGCGGAGCTGAATTTCGGCTGCGCTAGGAGCCTGTCCCTGCGCCGCCTGGGATAGCCTGCCTGCCGAGCCGAGTTGCAGGTCACGCGCAGCTTCGGAATTGGCAACGGCGCCACCCGTAACGCCGAGGCCTGGTGCCAGCTGACCTGTATCGAGAATCTGACGGTTCGCATTGCCGATCGTCACGTCGGGTCGTCCGGAAAGCGCCTGCTGCGCTCCGGCTCCCAGCTGAGCCGTAGGGATCGACACATCAGGCCTGGCAGCCAGAGAACGCCTATACCCCGCATCCTGTTGCGGTAGCTGCCCGATCGCAGCGTCGATTATGTTTTGAGGCTGCGCGTTCGCCGCATTGAACGCGTTGACCTGCGGGCCCACGGATTGCAGGCGCCCTGTGGTGATGCCCTGCTGCGCAATGCTGTTCGCGTCTACTCTAGCCCCAGGAGACACCGTGTGTGGGCCCGTCACTGGTGCGATTGCCTGATTTGCAGGGTTGGCGAATCCTCCTATGGGATTGGCTGCCGCGGTAATCCGCGCGCCTGCAGGCACGGTCGCTGGCCCTGGCCCCAGGGTCGTCAGTGCCCCCGGTGGGGGGAGAGATGGCCCACCGGGGGCACCGACTATTGGTGAAGGTGACGGCACCGTAGGAGTCGGCACTCCAGCCTGCCCAGGGACCGGAGCGGGCGCATAACCGCCGCCACCACCACCTCCAAAACCAAACCCAGGAATGGCTGCCTGCGGGACGTCCCTTGGCGCGGCATAGGCTGAATTGAGCAGCCCTTGTTCAAGATCTGATGATGGGTTGCTAAATGCAGATTGGTTTATGTTCGGCGTGCGCGCGCGCGCCGCTGCAATGGCTTCTTCGTCCGCTCCCCCTTGGAATAGCCCAAGCGGCTCAAAGACGTTCTCGTCTACACCTTTGATAACATCGCCAACTAGCGGAACGCCTGACAATAGAGTCATTTAGCTTGCCCTCACTAGATCACGCTTGTACGTTGCGCCGCCCGCCTCGACTTCCACGCGCGCGGACAGAAGCTCGCTAAAGCCAGTTACCTCAAGAGAGAATGCGCGCATCTTTCGGCTAGTGAGCGGGAACTCGATCTGCTGGTCGCTGCTGTTATCCCCCCAAGTCGAAAATGTTTGCGCCGCAGAATCCGAGTGGTCGGCGTAGACTTTCAGCGTCGCGCTGGTCGGGAACTTGCCAAGCAAGTACACATTGCGAACATTGAGCTCGCTCTGTGGGCTCCCTGTGGTCAACCATCCAGTACGCCATTGCGCAGCCCCTGGGACAGATGCAAGCCCAGGGTCACTCGTCGCCCCTGAGACTTGCTTCCAGACTGACGCGTTTGCGTCAGCGATTACATGAGCACCATCCCAGAACGCGGCAGCTACAGGATCTGTCGAGCCATTGAGCTGATAGCTATGCCATAGCTGCTTTTCGAGCTCATAGGCAATCACCAATGCATCAGGTGATGTACCAGTGGTCCATCGGACTTCGTTCGCGCTGTCTACATAGACTGCGCTGGTGAAGTCATAACTATCATACGTTGCGATGTCTCGGCCAATCCTCGTGAGCTGCAGTCCTGGGTCGAGCAGATAGATGCCATTTCGCGGCGAGGCGAACATGAAACCAAGTGGGGTCTTGACCAGGCTCTTGATTTTGCCCAGCCCAATTCCGCGCTGCGGAATCAATACTGGCTCACGAAGGGTTCCTGGGTTGCCGACATCATCGCCAGCGGTGCCTACCATTACTCCGATCGCATCGTCCCACCATACGATCAGCCGCTCGTCCATCGTGCTGATCCACTTCGGCAGCCTTGTATGGATATCGGTCTTGACTGACAACCCAAGGTGAAAGCCTGGCCACTCACCGTCGACAATTTGCTTGCTGGGCCATACGCGCCCAGTCTCGCTGTCGAGGCACACGATTCTGTTGCGCCATATTGCGATGGATTTGGTGGGTGGCGGCGCGTAGTTAGGTAGCTCTCCACCTCCTGCATCCGTCTGCGTCAGTACCTCTTCATCCGTAATCGTCGCGTCGCTTGTCGTGTCTGTATACGTGATGGTCGTGGGCTCTACTACGTCGAGCCGATAGAGAATGATGTCAGACGGGTCTCCTTCGCTACGCCATATTACCAGCCGCCAGTTGTTCGACGAATAGCCGGGCTGAACTGGCCCTCCAGATGCCCATAACGTGCTAGACGTAGACATCCAAGATAGGTCGATGTCGACTTCATTTTGGCCCGCTGCTAGCGTATGAGCGACGACTGTGGATGGCCTACCGCGATGCAGTCGACCTAGCCGATCTACATATTCGTAACTGAATGCGTAGTAATAGGTTGCCGCGGTGTCCAATGACCCACCGGCTCCGGCGTCTGTAATCAGCGAAGCTTCGATCGGTGGGTCAATGAGTGGCATGGTGCCGATTAGGCCATCATTGATCATGATGCCCTTGTTGGCGATCTTCGGGATGCTCGCTGCAATCATAAGCACGCCATCGAACTCAATGGCGTTGTGCGTCTCGTCTGTGTCGAAGCTTAGCTCGAGCAAGTCATTGCGTAAGTACGTGACGAAACCGTCCTTGCCTTCGAGGACGACTCCTATCCAGTAGGCGCTAGTGCCCACTAGCGCGTATCCGCTAACATGGCTTGAGATCGAGCTCGTTAGCTGGATGAATTGCGCGACGGGTGTCATGACACCACCGTCTTGATATGCCTGCGACAAGCAGTAGGCAAATTGCGTTGTGCCCTGTGTGCCAGGCAGCTCGGCTGCAACAAGCACGTAGACCCTGCCGTCCCATGCACTCCTGCTAGTGACGAGCGCTCTGCCCACGACCCATACGCCGCTGATAGATGGTGTATAGGATACGTTGATCAAAGCGCCGGAATCTAGATTCAGATACCCGACATGCATGTAGTCCGTGTATGACGACCCTGGGGTGTCAGGGCCATAAATGACTACTGCTCTATTTGCGGAGTTATCGCTGTAAGCGATCACTGTAGATCGGCCAGCAGTGATTGAGCTCTCTACCGTGAATAGCGAAGTGAGCGCTGTCGCCACAGCAGAGTACGAGCGCGCCACTTGCGAGTTTGTCCCAGCATCGCTCCATGTCGCTACTATGATGGCAGCAGCGTTATTAATGTCGATGCTCAACGCGCTAACTGCGCCTGTTGGCGTCGTCGCTGTCCCGTTTGTAAGCGACGGTGTTGCCCCGCTTAGCGTAATGTAGCCGACCTGTACATCGCCAGATGAATCGACGTAAGCAACGGCAATGACGCCAGTCCCGGAGTGAACGTCTACAGCGGCGTCGAATGTCTGTGCCGCGAGCGACGTCGCCAATGATGTCCCAGCGCTCCACCCTGCATCGATGTCTGTGATGTCGAGTGTCGCAGCATATAGCGTGGTGCCATCGATGTAGACAGCTACCAAATAATCGGTAGATGAATACTGCATTAGCCGCAGATAGCTCGTGGTAATGCTTAGCTCAATGTGGCGAATATCATATGTTTCTGCATCAATGATGTGGATTGCGGTGTTGCGCAAGTGGACGGCGAAGTACCCGTTGCTGTGGTAAGCTACGTCCGTTGCGTACGTAGTACCTCTGCCAGCATTGCGGATCTTGTGTGCTCGGCTGATCGGTAGCGCTGTCTTCGCGACTTCAAGCCACCGAGACTCGGCTGCGGACCAGCGCCACAAAGATTTGCCTGACTCCGTGTATAGCTTGTCTCCTGCTACCATGAGCCCCTTTTCCGGGATCATCGTCGCAGTATCGTCTACCGCTCCACTATCGTATAGGGTTGCGTTCGTCGATAGCCCACTATGTCCATCGCGCGCTTTTAGCCCACCGTCTTCGGCGAATGAAACGTTGGCAAGCGTCTTCGCCCGATTGAACGCTACCTTCTGCGGATGGCTCTTTAGGTCGAGTCCGCCAAACTCCGCTTCGACAAATTTTGTGCTTGGCTCGGGCATCAGAAGATCCAGAGCGTTAGCGATTTGAAGCCAAGTGTCGTGTACAGCTCTATGTACTTGGTTCCAAGCGCAGCGTCCTTGCGTCGGTATAGCGAAAAGTCGCCAGTCTCCCCTGTCCCGAACTCGACATCATAGATCATGAATCCTCGCGGCTTACGCCCCAATCTGTGCACAACGGTGAATGTGCCCGCCGACTGGGCATCCACATCTACCG